TTCAAGAAGCAATTGATAGAAATTATTCAAACTTATATTATTCATACAAAGAGTTTGGATATGTAGATGATGATATTCATTTACAAAAAGGATATGATTTAAAAGATAAATCTCAGATGGTGCCTGGTTTCTCAATGACTAGTAGGACTCGACCTTTGGTTATATCTAAATTAGATACATATATGAGAGAGAGAGTTCCAATCATCCGTTCTAAGAGGTTAATAGATGAGCTATTCGTATTTATATGGAATGGTAGTAGAGCTGAAGCACAGCAGGGTTATAATGATGACTTAGTGATTTCATTCTCAACATCTCTATGGGTAAGAGATACTGCATTAAAATTAAGACAGCAAGGTATTGAACTAAACAGAAAAGCACTTTCTCTAACCTCTAAAAACTCAGGTGTATTCAAAACAACACCTCAAGTTGCTAAAAATGCATGGAAGATGAATACTGGCAGAGGTGATGAAGATATCCGTTGGTTATTGTAATTCTATTTTTTTTAATATTTATATTCTGTAAGGATTATATAAACAAACGTATTACTATATATTATGGCAGATACTTCATTATTTGGAAGATTAAAAAGACTATTCTCAACTCAAACCGTAGTTCGTAGAATAGGAAAAGATAAGTTAAAGGTAGTTGATTCTTCAAGATTACAAAGTGATGGTAATCGTAGAGGCTCTGCTTATTATGATAGGTATGGTAGATTGCATGGTTCTAACTCAAGAAAGAATTGGCAAACCTACAATGAAAGATTTAATTATCACTCAAATAAATTAGAACTATATACTGATTATGAAGCAATGGATAAGGATTCCATTATATCATCGGTATTGGATATCTACTCAGATGAGGCCACATTGAAAAATGATATGGGTGATGTTCTTAGAATTAGTTCATCTGATGAAAAAATCAAAAAAACACTTCACAACTTATTTTATGATGTATTAAACATTGAGTTCAACCTTTGGTCTTGGGTTAGAGGTATGAACAAATATGGTGATTATTATCTTTACTTAGATATTGATGATGAATTGGGTATTGTAAACGTATCACCATTATCAACATATGAAACGAGAAGAGAAGAAGGTTATGATTTAGATAACCCATATTCAGTAAGATTTGAAGTAGAACAACAAAACACAAACGCAATCTCACAAAGAAATGAAACTAAGTTCTTAGAATCATTCCAAGTAGCACATTTCAGATTATTGACTGATACAAACTTCCTACCTTACGGACGTTCATTATTAGAAGGTGCTAGAAAGACTTGGAAACAATTAATCCTTATGGAAGATGCTATGATGATTCATAGAATTATGAGAGCTCCTGAAAAAAGAATCTTCAAAATTGATATTGGTAATATTCCACCTAACGAAGTAGATTCATATATGGCATCAATCATCGACCAGATGAAGAAAACTCCATACATTGATGAATCGACTGGTGAGTACAACCTAAAGTTCAATCTTCAAAATATGTTAGAAGATTATTATCTACCTGTTAGAGGTGGACAAAGTGGTACTGAGATTGATTCTCTTAGTGGCATGGAATTTGGTGGTATAGATGATATCGAATACCTAAAGAATAGAATGATGGCAGCTCTTAAAGTTCCAAAGGCGTTCATTGGTTACGAAGAGGGGGTTGAGGGTAAAGCTACACTCGCACAACAAGACATTCGATTTGCTCGTTCTGTAGAGCGAATCCAAAAGATTGTTCTTTCAGAATTAACTAAGATTGCAATCGTTCACTTATATGCACAAGGATATGAAGATTCGGATTTAGTAAACTTTGAATTAGAATTAACTACACCATCGATTATATACGAACAAGAAAAAGCAAACCTTTGGTCTGAAAAAGTATCTTTAGTTAGAGATATGATTGACCTTAAAATGGTATCACAAGAATGGATGTATAAAAACATCTTTAATATGTCAGATGATGAATGGAAGTTAGAACAGGCTAAAGTTATTAATGACCTTAAACTTAAATTCAGACATGAACAAATTGAAACCGAAGGTAACGACCCTGTCAAAACAGGTGAATCATTTGGAACACCACATGATTTAGCAACCGCATCTCAACAATCACAAGATGGTGGAGATTTTGGTTCATTTGAAGAAAACATAGGTGGTGCACCTGAAGGTGGATGGCCAGGCGCTGGTAGACCAAAAGAAGGTGGTAATTACGCTACTGATGATAACGCATTTGGTAGAGACCCGATTGGAAACAGAAGTATAAGTATTAAACCAGAAAAAGCATATAATGCAAACGAAGTGGTTAACAAAGAATCTACAGATGCAATGTTATCTAAAATGAAGGTAAAGTTAAAAACTAAGAAAATTATAACCGAATCACTTAAAACAGATGATGAAATATCTGAAATTGGGTTATTAGATGAAAAAAACATATTGGAATCTGATAATTAAGATATTTATAAACAAATACATAGGTTACTTTACCAAAAATAGAAGGAAGTAATGACAAAATTAAAACATAGTAAGTATAAAAATACAGGAATTCTGTTTGAACTATTGGTTAGACAGATTGCAACGGATACTTTAAACAATAGAGATTCGAACGCAACCAACATAATCAAAGAATTCTTTGGAAAAAAGACAGAATTGGCAAAAGAACTAAGATTATATCAATCTATGATAAAAGAATCGTTCAATTCAGAGTATAAAGCAAGTGAATTTGTTAATATTATACTTAAAGAGCGTTCAAAATTAAGTGAATCTACCTTAAACAGACAAAAATACAACTTAATTAAAGAAATTAAGAAAAATTTTGTGTTAGAAGACTTCTTTAATTACAGAGTAACCAACTATAAAGAGAACGCATCGGTGTATAAGTTGTTTGAACACAAAAATTCAGATAATCCAAAGGAATATGTAGAGTGTAAATCAACTTTAATGGAACATTTGACAGGAAAATCACAAAATTCCGATAAAATTGTATCTACTATCAACGAAGAATACACAAAACAACCAAAAGAAGTTAGACTATTAGCATGGAAGATGTTAGTAGAAAACTTTAACAACAAATACACCAATTTATCTGATAAGCAACAAAATATTCTTAAAGAATACATCAATTCGGTTGATAATTCTGAAAAATTAAAGAATTTTGTGGTTAGAGAGTGTAATTTACTCACTAAAAACATAAAATCAGTAAAAATCACCGATAAAGTAACTGAAATCAAAGTAAATGAGATTGTTAAACTTATTTCTAAGTTAAAATCATCAAAAGTGATAACAGAATCACAAATTCTTTCACTTTTACGTTATAACGAACTATATTCTGAATTAAAGAAGGCATTTAAATGAAAAGTTTCTTAAAAGAGATAGAAGATAAGTTTGAAGAAATAGAAGAAGCTAATGTAACTGCTAATTTAGATGGTGGGGCAGGACCTCCCCGTACTCCAAATGCATTTTCTAAATCAAAAGATGAAGAAGATTTAGATGATGACCATATTGAAGTATTGGGTTACAAAAAATCTAAAAAAACCAACAAACACTTCAGAGCAATGGAATCTTTAGAACGTAAGTTGGAAGAAAAAATAAATGAGATATCATACAAAGAATATAAGAAAGATGATAGTAGAAAAGATTACCAAAAGGTAAATGATTCTATAAAGAAAATCAATCGTATGATGTATGAGATGGAAAGAATCGTAAATCAAAACGCTAAGTTAAAAAACGAAGCAGGAGTTCATACAGGACAATATTGGAAATCTACACAAAAAAGATTTGGAAAAATTTCTGAAAGAATGTTGAAAGTTGCTCAAAGGTTAAAAGAGTTGAGTGTATGAGTTCTAAAAAGAAGCATATCATTAAGGAAGAACTTACTAATAAGGATTTGGAAGATATCAGATTACTTATTAGATATGAAGTTGCACAAATAATGTTTGATTTATACAGAAAACGTAAAGTGTGGGATAAATAATGAGTAGATTATTAATAGATACTATACCATTTTCAATGAGTCCATCTCAAATCAATGAATCATTAAAACAAAATAATGGTAGATTGGTTGTTGAGGGGGTACTTCAACGTGCAGAAGCAGAAAATCAAAATGGTAGAATCTATCCAACTGAAATTCTCAGAAGAGAAGTAAAAAAGTATATGGGTAGAGAAGTAAAAGAAAATAGAGCGTTTGGTGAATTAGACCACCCAGAATCATCAGTTGTTGAATTAAAGAACACATCTCACATTGTAAGAAACGTATGGTGGGATGGTGATGATGTAATGGGTAAAGTGGAAATCCTAAAAACACCAGCCGGAAACATACTTAAAGAATTATTAGAAGCCGGATGTACAGTTGGTATTTCATCAAGAGGTATGGGTTCTGTTAAAGAATCATCAAATGGTAGAACTGTAACGGTGGAAGACGATTTTGATTTGATATGTTGGGACTTCGTTTCGAACCCATCAACACATGGGGCATTTATGAAACCTGTAAATGAATCTGTATCATCTAACCCAATTAAATCATATAAAAAAATCAATACATTAGTAAGAGATATCATCTGCGAAATCGATGGTGTTTGTTCAATAGGATAACATTATGAAAAAACTAAAAGATATTTTAAAAGAATCAAATGTTCAGATTGGAAAAGTTTACTCTAATCCTTACGCAAAATCATTTGTAAAGGAAGAGGAAGAAGAAAGACCACAAGCTGAAGAATTAACAACTGAACAAAAACATGCATTCTTAGAAGCAGTTAAACAATTCAAAAAGTATGGTGAAGCTGTTTACAGAAACGCAGGTTTAGGTGAAGTTTACGAATCAATCAAAAATATGGTTGAAATGGCAGGTAAAGTAACCATTTCTGAAACTGATGATTGGTTTGATAATGTAACTGTTAGTAGACATATGAAAAGAATGGGTGAATCTTTTAAAGTATTTGAAAAAACACTCAAAGAAGTATCAACACTACAACAAAGATTAGAAGCATCTTATGATGAGATTGGTGAAGTATTAGGAAAATATTACGAAATCAATGAGATGGAAGATGAAATCGAAGAAGGTAATGAATTCGGAGCGGCAAGAGCAAAAGCAATTGCAAATGGTGATGATTCATTTGAAGTAGATGGTAAGAAATACCCAGTAAAAGATGTAGATGCTGATGATAAAGAAAACGCTAAAGAGTTCTCTAATGAATCAATGAAGTTATCTGATATGATTAAGAAACCATCAGTAAACGAAGCAGCGTTACCAAAAGATGGTTCTATAATTAAAGTTTCTAATATACCAGTTAAAATTGAGTATGTAAGTAGTAAAAAATATATTGGATATAGTTGGAAAGATAAAAATAATAAAGAACATTATGAGGAAACTAAAGTATCCGAACATTCTGACTTAAACTCTTTAATTAAAACCATAGCTTCTGAAATTAGATATCAACAGATTCATAAAAACGAATCAATGAAACTTACTGATATGATTTCAGTAAACGAAGCAAAAAATCTTAAAAAAGCCAAACAAGCTCTAATAGATTTTAATAGTGGTAAATTAGGTGAAGATGAAATGGTTAAAACTGTTATTAAAAGTTTAGGTTTCAAATTTGATGATTATTCTGAAGAAGAGGCAGGGATAGTTCTTAGTAGTTTAATCAAAAAAGGAAAAATACCAACAGATAATTATGTTCTTAACAATGTTATAGATGTATTAGAAGAATCGGCAAACGAATCAATGAAACTTACTGATATGATTTCAGTAAACGAAATTAAAAAGGGTAGTGTTGTTATTCCTTATGCAATGGATAAACATGGTGAGTTTATTGTAGATAAGGTATTCAAAAACAAAGATGGTGAAACATCATACACAGGTAAATTCAAAAAAAATGGTGAGCATAGAGAATTTATCTTACACTCAAAAGATAGAATTGTAAAAGAATCCGTAAACGAAGATGTGTGGACATCAACACAAAAGAAACAAGTTGAAAAACTTGATAATGAATTTCGCAATTTATTAGCAAAAAAAGGAATTGAACCATATAGTTATACAGCTTCTAAAATGTGGAAAAGTGCCGGATTCCAAAAAAACTTTCAACAAATATTTCAAAAAGATGAATCAGTAAGCGAAGCAAGTGAAGAGTTTGTTGTTTATGTTGAAAAAGATAATGGTAGAAAGAAATTACTTCATACGAAACAATCTCAAAGAGCGGCTAATATGTTCCTAACTAAAAATGCTGATAAAATACTCAACCAATCTGGTATCAGAACAATTGGCTCTATGAGTAAATTCCATTGGGAAAAAGATGAAGCACAGTATGCAGAAAATATCAAAAAAACAGATATGAAAACTGTAACTAAAAAAGAGTGGGATGCGAAACATAACGATTATAAAGGTATGATTAAAGGTAAACCTTATATGATGTGGTTTGATAAAAAAACACAATCAACTGTATATGGGCCAGTTAACATCAAAGAATCAGTAAACGAAGCAGCAAGTAAAGAAGCAATGGGTATCGCAGCATTAACTGGTACTCGTGGTTCTGCAGTTCAAGATTTTATTGATAAGAATAGAATCAATAGTAAGAAATTATTTAAAGCATTAAAATCAGCAAACCTACAAGGTAGAATCAACTTCGCTACCGCATTAGCTGGTAAAGATGGTAATCCAAATCAAAAACTTACAATCAAACTTTTTGGCGAATCAGTAGTTAATGAAGCACAGAAAATTAACCCAGCCTCTAAGAAATTTCTAAAAGGGATGAAACAGATTAAAATTAAAGGCTTAGGTGGTTGGATGCCAGGTGTTAATTATCTATATGTTGATGGTGATAAATACTACTTTGTAGATACTGAAGGTGACCATATGGAACTTAGAAACAATGCAACTATCAAGCAACTTAAAAAAGTACATGGTAGTGAATTGGGTGAATCCGCAGTAAACGAAGCAAAATACGATATTGGCATGGCTCGTAAAGGAAATGGTATCACAGTTTACAATAGAGCAGAAGAAGAAAAGGGTGATTACAAAAACATAGCACATATCTCAGATAACGGAGTGGTAAAATACTATGATAAAAAATTACCAAATGATGTTAAGAAGAAAATCGAAGCTGAAGCTCAAAAAATGAAAGAATCAGTAAACGAAGGAACTAAAATGATAAAATTAAAAAACTTATTAAATGAATCATTTGGATTTGGTGAATTACCATCAGATAAATTAATGAAGATGAAAGTATCAGCTAAAGAAATGTTAGATTCAGTTAATCCTAAAAAAGTAAATGAAGTTTATGAAGAAGAAGATGTAGTTGAAGAGGCTAGAGCATCAGCTAAAAGTTTATTACAATCTGTAATTAAAGGTGAGAGTTCTCGAATCGAAGGTATCAAACTTTCAAAGAAAGCAGCAGAAGGGTTCTTGGATTGGTTAATGGTTTCACCTTATGGTAAGAAGTTTTCTAACCTACCATTCCATATGTTGTTAAAAGCATCTTTTAATTGGGGATTGCATAGATACATTGATAAGAATTCAAAGGAATATAAAGATTTACAAGCTGTAGCCAAAACATTGGAGAAGAAATAATGAACGATGTGGATAGATTACAAGAAATCAATGCAGATTTTTCACAATTCATAAAGAAGAATCTTAAAAAGATAAAAGCACTTCCAGTTGATAAACAAAAGCAATTTGGTAAATTACTAGGTGATTTCAAAGATGGGTTGGATGATTTATCAGAAGCTAACATTAACGAAGCTAAAGGTGATTTTATGGCTAGATATGGTAGTACAGATATTACCCTAAAGAAAGGTTATAAACATCATGATGAAGATGAGTTATATGATTTATACGATAAATTAGGAAATTTAGTTAAAACTCTTAGAGTTAAAGCTGTTACAGTAGTTTTTGAATAATCCGTACTTAATTAAATTTTAATTAAATTAAAAATTATATTTATATACACCTATCATTAGTTTGGTAGGTGTATTTTTTTTAACTAAAAAACATTATATGGAACAAAACAAAAAACCTTACAAAAAAGTTCGTAGAGATGATATGGAGATTATGGGTAACTCAATGGCCGTAAAAGTAGTTCATAATCAAATTGAACCTGCGATTAAGTTATGGAAACGTAAACTAAAAGATAGTGGTATACTTGAACAACTGAAAGAAAGAAAAGAGTTCATCAAACCATCAGCAGTAAAAAGAAAACAAAGAGAAGAAGCAATTAGAGCTGAGTGGCGTAGACGTAAGTTTGATAATTAATAAACACTTTTTAGTGTTTTCAAATTTACATCACTATTTATTACAAATCAATACCATCTTTTCAATGGATGGTTAAAGTATATTATTATACAAACACTCATTAAGATTCCCAATAATCTTATTTCCGAAACAAATTTAGGAGAACAAAATGGCAAGAAAAGACTTGTTATCAGAAGCAATTGCTGATGCTAAAGCAGTTAAAGAAACCGCAATGGCAAACGCTAAATTGGCTTTAGAAGAAGCTTTCACTCCAAAACTTCAATCAATGATTTCAGCAAAATTAGCTGAAGAAGCTGATGAAGAAGAGGAAGTGGAAGAAGAATTAGATTCATCTGATATTGGAACTGGTGATAACGCTGAATCTTCTGCTGATGATTCTTCAGAAATCGAAAATGATGACGATTTAACTGAAGAAGAAGACGAAGAAGAATACGAAGAAGGTTATCACGAAGGTGAAGACGAAGAAGAAGACGAAGAAGGCTACAACGAAGAAGAGGACATGGACGAAGAAGAGGACATGGACGAAGAAGACGAAGAAGAAGATGATTTAGATTTAGAATCTGTAATCGCTGAATTGGAAGCTGAAATGAATGACGAAGAAGACATGGAAATGGATTCTGAAGAAGACATGGAAGACGAAATGGAAGTTGAAGAAGATGAAGATGAAGAAGAAATCGATTTGGATGAAGTAATCAAAACTCTTAAAGAAATGTCTGAAGAAGAGGAAGATGAAGAAGAAGTAAACGAAGAAGAAGACGAAGATTTAAGTGGTGAGTTAGAAGAAGCTTATAAAACTATTGAAAGTTTAAAATCAACTATCAATGAAGTGAATCTAATGAACGCTAAACTTCTTTACGTTAACAAATTGTTCAGAACATTCGACCTTAACGAAGGACAGAAAGTTAAAGTTTTAGAAAACTTTGATAGAACATCTTCAGTAAGAGAAGTGAAATTAGTATTCTCTACTTTGGCTGAAAACTTGAATGTAGCTAAGAAGAAAAAATCAGTTGTTAAAGAAGGATACGCTTCAAAAGCAACAAAAAGTTCTGCACCTAAGAAAATAATTTCTGAAGGTAACGACATGGCTGCAAGATGGAAAAAACTTGCAGGTTTAAAATAATTTAAAAAAACGGAGATTAGAAATGGATTTAAAAAATATCCTTAACGAAGGTTCTTCTCATACCGCCAGATTATCTGAAGCTACTAGAGCTTTAGCTGGTAAATGGGAAAAAACTGGTCTTTTAGAGGGAATCGACAACGAAATCGAAAGAGCTGGAGTTGCAACCCTTTTAGAAAACCAAGCTAAGCAATTAGTAAAAGAAGCTTCTTCTACTGGTACTTCCGCAAACTCAGAAGAGTGGGCTGGTGTAGCTTTACCATTAGTAAGAAGAATTTTTAGTGAAATCGTAGCAAAAGACTTTGTATCAGTTCAACCAATGAACTTACCATCAGGTCTTGTATTCTACTTAGATTTCAAATATGGAACAGGACAACCTGGTTTCACTACTGGTTCTGGTAAAGATTCACAAGCTGATTCTGTATTCGGTATTACTGACACTACTTCTGACCCATCAGGTGGTTTGTATGGTGCTGGTAGATTCGGATACTCAGTAAATGATTCAGTATCTGCTGCCCAAACTTTAGGTACTGTTGGTGCTAACAAATTCGTAACTGGTTCTGTATCTGCTGCAGATTACAACTACGATACTCAATTCTCATCATCTTACGCAACTGAAATTGCTAGTGGTGCAGTATTTACTGCTGCAGTACCAACTGCATCTATCGCTGGATTTGATGATAAAGGTATCAGAGCGTTTAGAGTAACTGCAACTGGTGTTACTGACCAATTCCCACAATTTACTAAATTAGTAGGTGGTGATGTTGAGTTTGTATTACAAGGTACATTGAATGCTACTAACGATTTAAGAGTTAAGTATCACAAACAACCAACTGATACTTCAAGAGGTGATTTCGAATCAACAAAAGCTGGAATGGCTGCAAATCCTGAAACGGATATCGATATTCCAGAATTGAACGTAGAGATGAAATCTTTACCAATTGTTGCTAAGACTAGAAAGTTAAAAGCACAATGGTCACCAGAATTCGCACAAGATTTGAATGCATACCATTCAATCGATGCTGAAGCTGAATTAACATCAATGTTATCAGAATATATCTCACAAGAAATCGATTTCGAAATCTTAGATATGTTGATTCAAGATGCTAAAACATCTGGTTACTGGTCAACTCAAGTTGGTAGAGAGTGGAACGGTTCAGCATTCGCTGATTACTCTACAACAGGTGCTCAGGCTTCTGCATTTACACAAGGTGCATGGTTCCAGACTTTAGGAACTGTAATCGCTGGTGTATCTAACAAAATTCATCAAAAAACTCTTAGAGGTGGTGCTAATTTCTTAGTAGTATCTCCTGATGTTGCAACAATTATCGAATCTATCCCTGGATATGCTTCTACAGCAGATAACGGTGATGCTCAATTCGCATTTGGTGTAACTAAGATTGGTGCATTGAATAGTAGATTCCAAGTATATAAGAATCCTTATATGAAAGAGAACATAATCCTTATGGGTTATAGAGGAACTCAGTTCTTAGAGACTGGTGCAGTTTACTCTCCATATATCCCATTGATTATGACTCCATTAGTATATGACCCTAAGAACTTCACTCCAAGAAAAGGTGTAATGACACGTTACGCTAAGAAAATGTTGAGAGGCGAATTCTACGGAAAAGTATACGTGGATGGACTACACAAAATTCAGTAATTAATTACTGTTTTATACTTAAAATTAAGAGGGGTGAGAAATCACCCCTTTTTTTATGCCTTAAAAGTTAACACCTCATTAAGAAT